ATCTGGTAAATCATATTTAAACTCTGACCAATTTATGAAGTGACCATTTTCAAATAACCACGGATAATTAAAAGTACTTATAAAACATTCACTACCTAAACTTCCCAATTCATGTGTGGGTGAATACGGAGTATCATCTGAAAATTTATAAGCTTGATTATCTTTAACATAGAATGAATCCATGTCATCAGTTCCTATACCATCAATTACCAATCCAAAGTTCATTTATGATTTTCTACTTAACAACTCTCTGCTGAAATTGTCCATATAGAATTGATTTTGTTGTTCTTGTTTTTCTTTTGTTTTTGGGTGATATAAACTCATCTCCTCCTGTGGTGGTAGGTGAGCGTAAGTTTTACATCCATCTATAAACTCATGTAGTGGTCTTGTCCATCTAATATCTTTGTGATTACGAAAAACTCTTGCTTGATAATCAGGATAATTCACCCAACCTTTTTCTGATATTTTCCAACCCCATCTTTTAACATCTTCATCAGTAAATCCATCAACAGTATTTACTCGTGGTATCCAAACCAAATCAACACCCTCATTCATTTCTAATATTCTTTTAATTTGTACTACTAAAAAATTATGTGGATACTCGTCAGCATCTATATGGAAAATGTAGTCACCTGTGGAGTTCTCTATAACCGAATTCTTTTGAGTTGCAAAATCACCATCGAGTTTTCTCTGATAAATCTTAATAGTTTTCGTGTGTCCGTATTGTTGTGTCCAACTATCCAATACAAACCTAACTGCATCATCCTCACCATTTGTATCATCGACACAAATTACTATTTCATCTTCATCACCTGATTTATGAATCAGTACTTCTAATAACTTATTTAATTCATCAGCCTCATTATGAACTGTGATACCATAACTAATTTTCACTTAATAACTCTCTTAATCCTTTTGGTAATGATATTGGTTCTAAAAACACTGCTGATTTTTTAGCTTCTTTCCAATTATATGTCCTATACACAGAATGTTGATTTACGTATCTTTTTATCTCTTTATAGACTCTTTGTTTAACTCCACGACTACCAACGTTTTTAATATTAATTCTGTAAATTTCGTCATCTCCACTTACAACTTGTATTTCACCAACCCTTTCTAATAATTGTACTAAAATTGGTTTACTTTTAATAGTTGGAACACTACCGCGTTCCTCTAGTTTTAATCCTATCAAATGAAATGTTTTATTACCATCTTTTTTGGTATAAGGCATTTTTGGATTCATAACCAATAACGTAGTTAACGTTGAAAGTGTGCTATTACCTTTATAACGAAATGATATAATGTCACCAGCTTCAACTTTACCCCAACTATATACTTGTTTAGCCATTACCCATATCCCTAGTTATTCCCATCAACTCACATGCTTTAAGAAATTCATATTTACTGAATGTTTCTGCATTATCTACATCAAGTCTTTGGGTGTGGTTGTCATACACAGCACGTTCTTCTTTAGGAATATCTATAACCCTAGCGTACTTCCAAACATATTCTTTGGAATCTCCCTCTGGAAATATCATACCTAATTTACCCATATTAATCACAGATGGAAACCAAACTATGTTTCTTTCTTTGTCCTCAAATTTAGATTCCCTTACCAACTTAGGAGATTTTTTAAGATTCTCTGTGAGTTTTAGACTTCCAATTTCATATCGAGAGTCACTCATAAATCCACAATGAAAACAAAGATACGAACTAAAAGTTTCCTGTACCTCTTCAAAACATTGGTCTACATTAAAACAAATTGGACACGTTATTACTCTTTCCATACTACACCTTCTTTAATTTAGGTAATTTTATTTTTGGAGCCTCTATCTCGTCAACTTTATTCAACTTCGGTAACTCCAATTGTATTTCTTCAGCAAACTCAGGAACATACTTGTCAAGTAAATTACCAAACTGCCTAGTCATCTCATCCAAAGAAAATTTTATCTTATTATAAGCAGTTAATTTCTTAGCACCAAGTGTATATTTTCTATAATTCTTATATACATCTTTCATCTTAATAGATGCTTCTTGGTAGTTAACTGTAAACCATTTCATAGTATCCACATGAAAGTTATCTGGAAAAGAACCTTTTGGAACATCTGATAACGCTCCACCAAGTAAAACAGCATTTGGTTTTTTCAAGAAATCGGTATGACCACTCCAATCAGGAGCTATAACTGGTTTTCCACTTAATGATGCTTCGAGTAATGGTCTACCAAAACCTTCACCATGTGTTAGTGATATGTGAGCTTTTACTTTAGGATGATTGTATAATTCATTAATTTCCTCATCCATAAAGTCACCATGCATTAAATATATGTTTGGTAAATCTCCACTAACTGTAGCCTTGACTTCGTTAATTTTATTTAACATTGCTTCCCTATCCAATACAGAATATCCTGCTCCACTTGTTTTCATAATCAAACCTGGTTTCTGTTTCAGATTCTTAAAGGTTTCACAGAATACCTTGATTAACATACCAGTATCTTTTCTGTCATTACCAAGTCCACCTTGTAACCAATGACCTACGTATAAAAAGTTAAATTTCTCTTCTACCTTATCCATCTCTTCTAAAAGACTTTTTGAAAACTCTTTAGTTGTTTTGTAAATTTTGGTATCTGCACCTTCAAATAAAACTTCTATTGGTTTTTCACAAGCCAACACACCAGTTTTTTCTTTTGTTCTATCATCCTGTATATCAAATTTGATAGTTTCTAATGTGTGCTTTACAAAGTTAGCTGGAACTATGTTCAAATCCATTTTGTTTACACCTTGTAACCACTCTGGATGACACAACGTAGTTTCTAAACCAGCTGTAATACCTATGTTATACTTCCCAAACGTTTGAAACTCGGTTGGTATTACGATATGTATATGTAATTCTGGTTGTTTTGGTAAATTAGGTTCTGCTAATAACCTATCGATTATCATTTTATCATTTGGATCGTCCGTATGTAATGCATTCATTGGTGTATTACCCCACCTAACAGGCCATATTTTTACATCATACTTATCTAATTTAATTAAAGCTCTACATATATCTCTACTATGTGCTCCATAACCACTTCTTGTTCCTACTGGTGCTGTAACCAAACATACTGGTTTATAACTCATATTCTACCTCTTATTTAAATGGTGATTCTAAAAACTTTGTCAAACCCTTGACAACCTTTGTCCAAAAAATATCTTCCGAACCTCTAAAGTTACCAACTATATTCTTTCTTCTTACAGTTTTCTGTACTCTTGGCATATTATCCTCCTATGCTTTAAACATTGTATAACGTTTTCTTGGTTTCCATTTATCAAATGCAGTATTCATGTGGTCTATAAAATTTTGTGACATAGCTGTAGAGGACATCATAGCATCATCACTCATAACAAACTCATGACCTAACTTACCACACTCTTCTCTTTTATCTTTGTCCATATCATACCACTCTTTGATAGCATCAGCAACATCATCAAACCTACATCTATCATCAAATATATATGGTGTTGGTATTGAACCTGCTAACGACCTATTGGATGGCCATACTGGTTTACACCATTCACCCCAAGTCAAATCAGGATGGTCTTTCCATTTTCTATCATCGTGAAATGATTGTATCTCTGTATACTGTTCATGAGTAACGTGTTTACCGTTTAGTTTAAATCCAACTTGGTCTTGTAACCCACCTGTAACATTTACAATTATCGGTGTACCGGCCATCAGAGACTCACAAGTTCCCAATCCAAATCCCTCATTGGAAGCCATATTGAGTGTAACATCAGCTATATTATATAAACAATTTAATTGATTTGGTTCTACTTTTTTATCACTAAAATATACCCTATAATCTGGAGCTAATACATTAGCAACAACTGGTAAATCTGTACCATTATTATCTGTTGGTTGTGTGTGCATTATCAATGCACATTTATCAGCTTCCTCTTTAGGTAACATATCACAGAATGTTTTAAATGCCAAGACAACATCACCAGGATTTTTACGGCGAATATTTCTGTTATTGTAAAAAACTACGAAGTCAACTTTATTATCTATCTCAAGTTGTCTCCTCATTTCTGTCATTAATTTTTGGTCATCGTCAAATGGGGATACGGGTTTGAAAAAAGTATCACTCACACCATGTGGTAAATAGGTACAATCCCAATCTGTACGAGGTTTTTGTTTTGCAACTTCCTTTACAATAGCTACAGTTTGTTTTGATATGTTCATTATCAAATCAGAACACTCATAAAAGAACTCATTGTACTGTGGTGCTGGCCAATCATCCCAAATGTTGTAATAGAATATAGGAATATTTTGTCTAATCTCATGTTCCATTTCATACAACCAACCCCAAAATCTTGGATCAGTATAATGAAGTATAGCGTCAGGTTTTTCCCTCGACATTATTTCTCTAACTACTTCTTGATTACCATATCCGTCTATAGGATATATTGTCAATTTTGCATCTTCTACACCTGTCTGTTCAGCACAAACAGCGTCCATATTAACAACCTTACCAGTCTCAGGATGTTTTATAGCACCACCCAGCTGAACCCAATCATACTGTTTCAACGTTCCCATTACGAACTCTTTTGACATTGTGCCAACACCAGATGACATTCTTAAATCATCTGATAATAGTAAAATCTTTTTCTTAGCCATATAACCCTCTTAATCGTTTAATAGTTGTTTTTCTTTTTTTGGAAAGTTAGAAGTTATTCTTTCTAATACTTCTATAATTTTTAACTGAGTTTCTTCCATTTTACTCAACATGGTAATAATCTTATGTTCCATGTGGTATTGATTGTCACTCATCTTTTGAATATTCTGTTCTGTTTTTTTCATCATAACCTACTCCCACTTACCTTTAAATTTTGATATTCATGTATTTGTGATTTAAATTCCTTATCTATTAGATAAAGATCCATTGAACGGTTTACCAATTTTTGTAACGTAAATTCATCAGACAAAGCACTGTGTTTAAATTTCTTGTACAAATCTTGTAATATTTTTACCGATGTTAACTTGTATTCATTCATAATAACTCCTTAATATATACATATATAAATATATATTAATTAAGTATTTTAACCATTTTTTTTAATTTTTCAGCGTATCCAATTGTATTCATAGTACCTCTTGATTCGACTCCATCTGGTATAAATGCAATTATTATATTACAGTACTCAGCTAACTGTTTATTTCTTTTAAAGTAATTAGTAATATAATATGGTTTATTATAATGATTAGCTGATAACTTACAATGCATATTGTGACTATAGTGTGATGGTGGAAACTCTACATAGTCCATATCAAATTCAAGAGCAATCTTCTTAGCATATCCATCAGCTCCCTCTTTCTGCCCACCACTAACTATTTCTACTTCATCATTATACTTTGTCTTTATTTCAAATATTAAATCTTTTATCTTTTTTTTATCAGTATAACCTCTACTACCAACTATACCTATTTTAATCTTCGTAGTCATTCCTTTTTTGTCTTTTATTTGGTTTGTCTGTAGTGATAAATTTTACACAAGCATATAATTGATTTAAACCTTCTACAATCTGAGAATTATTTGTGTATTCATATTTAAATCTATATCGTTTATTATCCGTAACACCCTTTGGAACTATATCGTAAAATATAAATTCTCCATGATGTACTTTAGAATTCTGTGTTACCTTTGTCCTAAAGTGTAATTTATTTTCCCATTTAAGTAAAAATTTTTTTAAATCATTTGGATTTATTTCATCATTTTCATACCACAAATGTAATAAAATAATTGCTCGTAAATCACTATGAGTTTTATTTATCATTTCCATAATTCCATCTTCATTATCAGTATTTATAAAATCTGATAATTTCATTCGTACACACATAGTTGATGCCATTATTTTACTCCTGAGTCACAATGTTTGGTTTGGTTAAATTCACACCATTTACAATTTTTCTTTGAAGGTCTTTTTATATAAGTATGTTTTGTGTTATGTTCACCATCAGAAAAAGATTCACCTATAAATTGATTTAAGTTATTCATAACCTTATTAACTGATGGTTTGCCACTAGCGGGACTAAAGGTTTGGACTCTTCGTTGTGGAAAATCTACTTTCGTATACAGTTTTCTTTTAACAATAAAATACTCTACGTCAATCTTATCAAGTGATATATTTTTTTCAGCTCCATAAAATTGTTTATACAATAGTAATTGGTCTGTCTTATTCTTATCCAATTTCTGATATTTATTCCAGCCCATAGTGGATGTCTTTATATCTATAATCTTATATCTATCTTTAAACGTATCATATATTACCACATCCATATAACCAATAAATTTAATTCCATTTGGCAAATCATAATTTATAGGAACTTCTATACCCACCAATTCATAGTTCTTCTTACTAAAGTAATTAGCCCTCTTCTTCTTAAACCACTCTAATATCAGTAATCCATGTTGGTAAAACTCTTCCATATCATCTTGTTTACAGAACTCAACACCACCATTCTTTTCCATTATAGTAGTGTAATTATGTTTCATTCTATGTAATAACATTTTTTCCAATGGTAGTGCATCAGCCATCTTAATTGTATCATTATACATTACTGTGAGATATGTCTGTAATACTTCATGCATAGAAGTACCAAACATGGTGTGGATACTATCTGTAAATTTACTTAGTTTATCAATGTAATTTAACTTCCACTTATATGGACAAGTTACCCATTGATTATACTGACTATAACTTATTCTTTTCATTAATCCATCCACCTTCCGTGTTTTAATAGATGCCAAGTTCTATGTTTGAACATCTCCAATAACAAACCAAACAATGTGTCCGATTCATAAATACCAGCGTTACACTCATATCTATACATCTTTTTTACCTTTAGTATCTCTTAACCAATTTATGTAATGTCTAATCTTACCACCCAATTCCATATCATTAGGTGTTTCTTTTACCATTCTTTCTATTATCTTTAATGGTGATTTCATTACTTACCCCATAATCCTTTCTTAACGATTGTTGCCATAATTCCATAGTTGGATACATCAAGGTAAGCATCTTCCAATGGTTCATCCTTTACAGCTGACTCCCTATTGTTCATCAGTAAAGTTTTTACCCTCTGTAACTTATCATTCATACGAAACCAAAGGCCTGTAAGTGATAACTTTACTTCTTCGGGTGTCTGTAACTGTGTACCAACCGATATATTACCAGGCCCATAGTCGTGTTGTTTGTGTAGGAACAATTCATATTGTTCTCTTTGAATCTTCTTAAACTCTTCTGTCATCAACGGCCACTCTTTTTCCATTTGAGATATAATGTCACCAGCTGGTGATTTTGAGTGTGGTGTATCTTTTATAACTTTCATATACTTCTCCAATTCATACTTAAATATACAACATTTTTTGTATATAAGTCAAGTGTTTTTTTATAAATTTCCCGCAGGTGAACTTCCTACTACATTAAGTCCAGCTTTGTGTATCTTCTTTTCTTCGACACCCCACTTTCTACTAATTTCTCCTAACTCTAGCATACCACCTTCGGTTAAGAATAGCATATCAATATATTCTACAGCTTCTTTTTTACTAATCTGCTCGTGGTTACGTATTACATTAACTAACCAATTTGGATGATTCATATTATCTTTCCTCTTTGTATATTTTAACCATTGTTTACCCTTTGGTAAAATATTTGTGTACAGTTTATACAACTCTTTTGGTTGTAACTTATATTTTTGTAATTCATTTACTACCTCTAACCATTCTGGTTTCATAGATAGAAATCTATTGACCATATAATTAGACCAAGACTTCTTATCTTCATCCGATATTTCATCCCAATAATTAGGATTCTGAACATCTGTAATTTGTTTTATGTGGTCAAATAAACTTTTTTTCTTGATTACATTACTCGGCATCTGGCATCATATTCTTTGGTACTTTACCACAATTACCACAACTAAATACTTCAATCGGCACCATAGTTTCTTGTCCATTGGGTGAAACTATTGCTGATATTCTTCTTATAAAGTAAGATTGTATAAAAGAATAATTACCACAATCCTCACACTTTACTGATTCTGTATCATTTATGTTTATTTGTTTTTGTGGTTGCTTTATTGGTTTCATCGGTTTCATACTCATTTTATCACTCCTAGTAATTCTATTAACATCGCCATAGCATTTATTTCTTTATCAACCACTTGACCATCTGACAATTCATATCTAGCTATTATCAATATACATTCTGCTAGATGACCTTTACCCCAATCATCAACATCATCATATAATAATCTAAACAAGTCAGCAAAGTCTGTAATCTTATTATCCAATAATAGTTGTCTTATGTTTTGGAAAGCATCTTTCTTGTTTTGTGTTTTTAAAATCTTTAATAGTTTCAACTTATAATCATTTTGTATAATACTCGTAGTGTCTAATTTAAGTTTACCATTGACAACATTTCTCTGTGAAGCATTTATTATTCTACGAATATCAGGATAACCACTATCTATCAAAACTTTTAAGTCATCCATTTCGTGAGTTACATTTTCACTTATAAGAATATCATGAATATGTTTAGCAACCTCACTCTTTGATGGTGGTATTATCTGAAACGATTGACACCGAGATTGTATCGGGTCAATAATTCTCTCGACAAAATTACAAGTCAAGATGAACCTACAATGCTTACTAAATGTCTCCATTAGATTACGGAGAGCAGCTTGAGCGTTTGGTGTTATATAATCACATTCATCAAGTATAATTATTTTCAAGTCCTTAAACCCAACCGTAGAAGCAAAGTTCTTAACCTTAGTCCTAACCGTATCTACATTGTTTTCATCTGATGCGTTTATGTACATATAATCACATTCTATATTCTTAACAAGTAATTTGGCGAGAGTGGTTTTACCTGTACCAGCCTTACCAAACAGTAAAAGGTGTGGTAAATCACCACTCTCAAGGTATACAGATACTTTACTTTTAAGGTGTTCATTTCCTATGTAAGTATCTATTGTTGTTGGCCGATATTTTTCTACCCAAAGGGTATGATTGTTTTTTATCATTTAGTATCCCAAAATTTATTAGCTACTTCTCGTGTTTTCTTTTCAACTATCTTAGGTTTTAATCTCTTATCAGAAATCTTTTCATAGTCTGGATTTAATTCAATACCAACCCAATCTTTATCTTGTTCCATTGCTACTTGAGCTGTTGTTCCACTACCAAAAAACGGATCTAATACGACACCATCTTCAGGACATCCAGCGTCTATCGGACTTTCTAATAGTTCTGGTGGATACACTGCAAAGTGAGCATCTTTAAATGAAGCTGTGCTTATGTGCCATACTGTTCTTTTGTTTCTACCATTTGGATTAACAAACCTAGTTCCCATTTTTTTCATATCTTGAACATTAACAGCTTTTTGTGAATTATCAGTTTGATTCAACCCATACTCAGCTCTTTTTAAACTAGCATCTTTTACTGGTTCTATCTGTTGTTTGAAATAGTACTTAGGATTCTTTGTAAAGAAAAACATCTTCTCAAAATCCACAGTATATCTATCTTTAACAGAAGCAGGTAAGCAACTAGGTTTATGCCATATTATTTCATTCCTTAGTATCCAACCTCTATTAGTCATCTCAATTGCAAATCTACTCGGTATCTGAACCAATGATTTTGGTTTGTAAGCAGAACCATAGTTCTTCTTATGTTTAAAATCATAACCATACTTGAATGTCTTAATACCAGTTTTTCCACTTTTGTCTTGTTGACCTGGTGTTCTACAATAAGAATCACCAAGATTTACCCAACAACTACCATGTGGTCTTAGAACTCTCTTGACCTCATCAAACACATCACATAGTTTATCAACAAACTCCTCTGGTGTCTCTTCTAATCCCAACTGATTATCGACTCCATAGTCACGAAGGCCCCAATAAGGCGGGGATGTGATACACATATCGATGGACTCATCTGGAAATGTCTTTAATACATCAAGACAATCACCAATGTAAACCTTGTTTACTTCCAACTTTTTCACTAATCTACGTCAGTTGATGCTACTAGATAATAAGTAACAGAATAATCATCCACATTAAATACTATCTTAGATAATCCCTCACTACTAACTTCTAGTGTAGCACTTTCACATTCTTTATTAGCATGTAATACTTCTTTGAATATATTAGCATTGAAAGTCACGTTATCAATATTACTAGCTTCTGATGTTGTGACTGGTATAGTAACTCGGTTAGTACTTATGGTTGAGTAACCAATTACAAGTTTTGTGTTAGTACCATCTGTTATAACTGTAAAGTTATCAGTTTCACTCAAAGCACCTTTACCTGAAATGAACTTTTCCATAACTGGTGGTGTCATATTTACCTTTAACTCAAAGTTAGGTACGTGTTTCATAGGTGGTGGTTTACTGATAATCGAGGTATCACTCAACATATAATTTATAGCTGATGTTGAATCTGTTACCTTTAGTGATATTGATTTATCACCCGCTTTGTTAATAGATACATTTACATCCTCATCCAATACACCCAATAATTTTATAAATTGGTCTGTACTGTAGACACCAACCTCAGCATCTTCAAAAGGCCATTTGTCCATTTCTAATTCACCTAACAAAGTTTTATCACCTGATATGAACCTTGTAGATATTTTCCCAGCTTTACTGTTTAGTATTACTGAGTTTACTGTTCCACTTAGATAGTACTTATTAATGAAACGTACTAGTTTCTGTTTATTCATTGTAACTCCTATTTAATAACCATATATACATATATATATAGTAAGTTTGTTTCTCAAAATCAAAAAAATCTTTCCATTGTTTTGGTAGCATCAGTTGGTTCACCCCAACCAAGTGCTTCATAAAACATCATTATTTTTTTATGTAAAGTTTGTTTGTAAAGTTTTTCTGGATTAATAAATTGTTTGATAAATGATATAATTTCAGGTGGATCTTCATGTCCTTTATATCCTATAGTATCTAACCCAAGTGGATTATTTTTTAGATACACCCATTTAATTTTTTCTCCATTATATATCGGTGTATATCGTCTTGATATTTTAAGGTGTTTTAACATATCATTATAGAACAACGCACTCTTCACATGGATTGGTGTTCCTAACTTATATGCTTTAAATATAGCACCACCCTTAACCTTATATTTAGTGACCTTCTTAACACCTGTTGGATTAGCTATCTTATCAAAATCCATCAACTTCATACTGTTCTTAAAATTTAATACAAATTTATCCAACTGTTCTTTTGGTACATCCATCAGTATATCTTCTAACAACTTACTCAACATATCTCTCATAGCAGTTGGGAAACTTGACCTAACTGTATCTAAACCCTTTACCATCAGTTTATTTACTTTCTTACCATTGTCATTGATAATTTTTAAACCATATCTTTTCTTGGTAACAAATAAACCACTCTTAGCAATAACCTCTTGTTTAATATCAAAACGATGTTTGTCCAAGTTACAGAATTTCTTAGCAAAGTAATCATAACTATTATTAAGATACAACTGAACCTCATCAGCTATGTTTAAAATAGCCTTGGACATCTTATCCTCATCACTAATATTAACACTTGGGAATCTTTTTTGAACCAATGGTGTAGCCGAGTAAAAAACAGAATCGGTATCAATATAAATACAATGGTCTTTATCATCACCTAATTCTTTATTGTAAAAGTTATTCGCTATCTTCTTTGTGAATTTAATAAGTGATTGACCTGTATAGGTTACAGCTTCTGCATTGTCCAAGTCATAGAATCTAAATACTGGTAATCCCAATACGCCATATAAACTATTTAAAATAATTTTCTGTAGGTACTGTCTCCTATCAAAGTAATCTGATTGGTCTTTGTCACCTTCTTCATGAAATTTTCTTGATAGTTTTCTATACTCAACCCTTTCATCAAACCATTTTCTTAACAACGCTGGTAATAGTCCATCCTTATCTGTACGATACATTACACCATTGGTAGCAACTCCAATGGAACGATTCTCTAAATAATCTTTTAACTCTGTATTTGTAAACCTACCTAATTCCTTTTCATTATTTGTTATGGTGTATGTTTTATTTACACCTCTAATAAATTCTTCAGGATTCCAACCTTCCAATTTACCTATCTTCGTTTCTGGTGATATGTTTAATGACATAATACAAGATGGATACATGGAAGTAATATCCAAATCAAATACCCACTCGTGTTTACCTTTTTGTGGATCTTGAACATAAGCACCAGTAAATTTACCATCAGTTAGTTTATTTGGTCTTGGTGGTTTATTTGGTGCTATAATATTTTGTTTTTTCAAATAAGTTAGGATAGCACCCTCTAAGTATCGTGAACTCATAAAAACATCCTCATACGGTACATGACCTAAGTGAGCAATACCCCTAGCAATCTCAATAAAATCTAACTTATCATCTAATTTTTTAACTAACTTTACATCTTGTAAGTTATATTCTACAAACTTATCAATGTCATTGTCATATAAATCATTTAATGTTCCTTCATACTCAATCTTCTTTTCACCTACTTCAATACTTCCAATATTATCTAACCTATACGATGATTTCTCACTAAAAGTAAATTTTTTATATAAAATAAGATAATCCAATATACTAACACCAGCAATCTTGTATTTGCCTAAACCAAACTCAGTCCATTGTACATTCATAATCGGTGATAATAAACTAGCTACATTCTTACCAACTACATTACAAGCTCTATTATAAAGATATGGAACATCAAAAAACTCTACATTCCAACCTGTTAGTATTGTTGGTTTTATTTCCAAATACTTCTTAAAAAATGCATTTAATAAATCATACTCATCAGTAAAAGACTTTGTTATTTCATTACCGTTGGTCGATGTTTTAGTATCATCTAATTTTAATTTATTTGTAGTATCTAATACATAACAAAAGTATTCATCTGTTCTTGGATCGTTAAAACCTATAGCTGTGATTCGGTTCTCTGCTTTTTTTACATCAGGAAATCCTGTTGTAACTTCAACCTCAATGTCAAATATCATTGTGCGGTGACCAGTAGACACTTCATCTGAATCTGTATAGTTATCCACTAACACTCTTATTTCTGGATTAACATCTGACTCGAATAAGCCTGATTGGTCTTTCTCGTATTTGTTTATTCGTTTTAACCTATCACCATATAGTGATATGTAAGTTCCACTTTTATTTTTTATATAAGCATACTTTTTATAACGAAACGTTTGATGACCAAATTTGTCATCCCAAATATGCATTTTATTTATTCGTCTATCGTAATATATATTTTGATATATAACTAACTCCAACTGTTATAGGTTGTAAAATCCCCATTTTCGATACCTTAATATACAACAAAAAACCTATACTTGTCAAGTACTTTTTTGATAAAAAGGGGGATAATATTGCAATCCCCCCAAATTACCTTTTAGAAACTAACAGCAAGTCCTATGTTGTAGTGCCTTGGTGTTCCCAAGAATACTTCAGCATTATGAGCTAGGTGAAGTTTATCACCGTACCCATTGTACTTACTATTGTCAACTGCATCTTGGACATAAACGTCATCAAGAGCATTAAAAACATGACCACTAAGTGTCACATCATACCCACCAATTGCTGGTAGTTTGTATGAAAAGTGTAGGTCAAGTTTAGAATAGCCAGGAGCTTTCCAAACCTGTGTCCTATCAGCATCACCGTCAATCTCACGAGAATCAGGTGACCAATCAGCGTAGTTATCATCATACATTCTGTAAAGACCTTGTATGTTAAGTCCTTCGACTGGTTTAATGGTTAATCCACCAACATAAGCTGTCTGTGGCATATCACCAACCATAAGTTCGTTAAGAGCGTAAGTGTATTCAGTAGTAGTCTGACCGATAACTTGGTTATCGTCATTATACTCCATCTCTTGATAATCACCATCGGCATCACCATCAAACTCCCACTTACCTTTACTAAATGCTAAGTCTAAATCAACCATTTCGTGAAGAGCAACTTTCGTTTCAACTTCCCAACCTGTATGACTTTGGTTAACACCTTTCAAGTAGATAATATCCGTATCACCGGAATCACCAGCACCTGTTTCAACAGATTTGGTAAGGTTTCTATCTTTCCATTGAGTATTATAAGAACTCAATTTAAGATCTACATTACCACTTGCATACTTACCACCAAACTCGAAACTTGTAAATTTCTCGTTATCTGGATTAGTAGCTACAGTACCATCATAGGCAATCACATTGTCTAAGATAGGTGGTTTTTCAACATACCCACCATTTACAAATGCAGACATTCTATCATCGAGGTTATATACACCACCACCTTTCACTTGGAAAGTTGTGATAGCATCAGCCTCAACTACACTATTGTCTGTAGAGAAATGGTCTTTGTATGTATATCCGATAGTTGATATTCCACTCATACCATAAAGGTTGAACTTCTGAATATCATACTTACCTTGTACGAATGCCCCAAACCAATCAACGGTAGTTTCGTTGTGATAAGCAATTATATCACCTAAACCAACTTTCTTACCATCAGGTGCATTATCGTCAGCAAAGTCTACATAGTAGTCTCCACCAAGTAAGTCACGAACCTCACGAGCATGCTCTATTCCAGCAGTTCTCCAATCGATACCAATCTGAACTTCGAGTTCATCTGATACATCATAGTTTAATTTAGAAATCAAACCATAAGTGTTTTGACGATTGATTGAGTTACGAAGAATACCATCTGAACGATTTTCAGTATCAGACCACGCTGAATCTACATTAGCAGAGTTCTCAGCAATCTGACTATTCCAATCCCAAGTCCACGGTGAACTTGCATACCAAGCACTTCCTTCTACTGCAGGAAATCGGTTTACACTACCATAGGTACCAGTACCACCACCAGAACCACCACTCCAATAAGCAACAGAACTTAGTCTAACTTGGTCATTTACATCATAAAAATGATTTATATTGACAAGTGGTTTATGGAAAAAGTTCTCTCTTTCATTTAAAAAATCAGAACTAAACCTATCTGTAGTGCGGTCACCATACATATACCAATACTGTTGACCTGTGTATGAAGCATCAATTGGGGCAACATTCTGATTAAAGAATCTACCAGCCTCATGTTCAAACTTCTCACCAGCAACATAAGCTGAATCATTATATCCATCAATACCACCAGCTAACTCTTGTGAGTAGGTAGCAATATTCTGTTTATATAGATTTTGTCCATGACGCTGTGGAGCACCAATTGCATATAGCTCAAATCTTTGGTCATCAGACACAGCATAAGAACCACCAACGTAGTAAGCCCATGCATCTGTCCAAGTTCCATCAATGAACCCATTACCAGTTTTACGAACAATCGTTCCACTAAGTGCTAGTTTATCATTGATTAGACCTGAATTATAATTCAAAGTAGTTTTTAGGAATCCACCCTCACCTACTTCTTGTTTGAACTTACCACCCTTTTCTTGAGCAGCAGGATCTGTGATTATGTTCATAGTTCCACCAATTGATGGTGTAGCTAGATTAACAGCGGATAGACCTCGTTGCATCTGAATGGAAGATGTGGCATCACCAACACCATCCCAATTAGACCAATAAACCCATCCGTTCTCCATATCATTCTGGGGAACACCATTAATCATAACCGCAACATTTCGTTGGTTGAATCCACGAACATTGATACGAGCATCACCCGCACCACCACCTTGTTGAGTAGCATATACACTTGGCGTCATATTAAGTGCCATTGGAATGTCTTGTGAACCAAGACGAACTTCCATTTCAGCCTTATCTATCGTAGTGTAAGCTACAGGTGTTTTTTCATCAGCTCTTGAAGCCAAAACTTCAATATCTGACATAGTGAGTGCATTAACTTCTAAAGTGAAATTAAGTGTACCCACGATATCACCCACCTTAACCGAATTGGTTATAGATGAATGCCCAATGTATGAAGCAGTTAATGTATAATCGCCTTCAGCACCGACATCAATAGTGTATTTACCAGACTCATCTGTTACACCACCTTTATCCGTACCTTCGACTACAATATTAGCTCCAGTCAATGGTTTACCCTCACTATTAACAACTCCAACAATCGATTGTCCATAAATGAAAATCGGTGTCAAAAATGTTAATAACAAAGATGTTAGATTGCGTTTATTCATAAACGTTCTCCTCTTTTTGTTATTGTTAAGACGCATTTTTCCACAGGTGCGTCGTCTGCCTGTCCGCTTTTTTGTATGTGAATTTTAATTTGCATAATCTTGGTCGTCATTATCACCAGTCATTGGTACTATTTCACAAGAATCATTATTACAAAATTTATCTATTTCTGCCTCTTCATTCTTAATTACGCCAAAAGATAACTTACCAAGTTTCTTAACTTGTCTATTATATTCTTTCTCATCAATTGCTTCATATGGCATTTGTTTATATGCTCCTAATTCGTGTCTTGGTAATAAACTAATACCCTTTAAGTGATATTGATAATAATTTAAAGTTGGTGCAATTTGGTCTGCTTCTGTTTCTGGATTAAATGTAACCGTACAACTAACTTGGTTGTCCGCCCAATGTCGTTGTAGAAAAGCGGCTAAACTGAATTGTTCCCAAATCGAAAGTTCAGCCGCAGTTCTAATCCCCTCACCGACATCTACCGGCACCTCTACTACCATCGTTGTATCTTCTGAACCAAAGGCTGGTTCTAATTTATAATTAGCTTTCTTTAATGGTTCTAATAATTCTGAATGCTTGGATAACCTTACTCTCCTAATGTAAAAACGACTCTCAGGATAGTGTAATCCGGGAGTCGCTCCTGCTAGTAGTGAAACTGTTCCTGATGGTTTTACTGATGTTGTCTTAATTGACTTTGGTACAGCAAACCAATCTGAATACATTTTATCCCATTCTTGTATAACATCATAACCAGCATTTAACCAATCTTTTAATTCACCTAAACCACGATTAGTAATAAACTGAGCAACACCACTTACCGAACATCCAATTCTTCTGTTTCTCAACATAACTCGATTGGTATCACTCCAATGTGTTTTACCTAATGTTACTGATTTAGCATACAAATAAGCATACTTTAATGTACGAGCATAATCCTCAAAGTCATCGTGGTTACTTGGAAATGTTTCTACCAAGCAACATAACTCGTAACTCTCCAATGATTGTTCCAAACAAGGATTACCACCAGCAACTCTATGGTCTTTATTATCTCCACCATTTTTCATACGAGAATACTTTCTCATATTTTCTAACCATGCAAATCCAGGCTCACCATTATCCACAATTCGTTTGGCAGCTTCTGTATAATCCATACCCAATTCTGCGAATATACTATTATTACTTGTCCATCCATATTGCTCCCTATGTGGGTTAACTTTATAATTTTTTAAATCTAAATATTCTTCATCATCTGGTTCACCGAACACAATCTCCGCAGTACGTCTTACATTCCCTGCTACGACACATTTACCAATAAGGTTCATTATGTCTACAATAGTTGTTACGGTGATTGGCTCTCCACTATTTTTCTCTAATACTTTTCTGATTTCTTCATGTACTTCTAAAAGAGGTTCGTGACCACTTGAAACTCCACCAAAACCTGCAATTGTTTCACCCGCTGGTCTGACTTCTGTATAATCAAATTCAATTGGTGAATGTCCATGAAAATAACTTTCTAGTAGTAGTTTAAGAGATTCAACCCAACCCTCACGAGTATCTGGTATCACATATACATCTTCATCCTTATCACGATTAATACCTTTAACTATAATCTCACCTGCACCCTTACAATCGAATCCTACACCCACTCCTAACATACTTGCATCCATCAAAAATGTAAATGGTTTAGCATAATCTTCTTTAATTGTTGATGTTGATACAAATGCACAGTTGTTGAGGGCGGCGTACAAACCTTTTTCTTCAGTTATGGCTGTTCCCATAGCCCAAAGACCTCGGCCGGGTGGCAAAAACTTCATGTTGAAGATACGCTCATACATCTCTTGTGCAGACCTTTGAGCTTGCCACGGATTCCACCCCAATTGATGTTGGTCAATCCAATTCTTTTGCATAGAGTAAGTTCCCTCTACGACTCGTTGTACGGTTTCCCACCAACGTTCATTCTTTCCATCTTCCTTAATTCTTGAATAGGTTCTCATATAAACTAACTCACCCAATCCATTAAAACCAAATGGTGGTTTTTTTCTTTTGTATTTATTTATAAACTTTTCCGATAACGTAAATTTTTCCATCAAATATCCTTGTATACTATGTTTCCAATAACATTAATAAATATAATATATATTGAATCTATACTGTGATTTATTCAAATCCATCAACTTTTTTTTCCATATCATTATATTTGTTTGCTAGTTCTTTTCTCAAAAACTCTTGACTATTATCCATCTTATTCTGTACATCTTTTCCAAACTGACTACTACCCTCGTGTATTTTAACCACACCAATATTAGTATTTATGGTTGATGGATACGTAACCCCATCTATACCAAATCGGTTTTTAATTACATGAAATCTACCTGTGTTAGCAATCTTATCCTCTACTTTCCTGCTCATACTTATTACAAAATCAGCAGTCATAACCTTACTGTAATCTTCAGCTACCTTGTCAGCACCAATCACATCCTCTTCTAAAGCTGAACGATTAGCCTGTGAAGCAGTCCATATTGGAATCTGTAACTCACCAGCTAGTCCTCTCAAATCTTCATAGATATTTCCTATCGCATGTCTCTTTTCTTTGAAGTTACCAGTCGGCATTAAAATATCAGCATAATCTACTATGACCATATCCACTTCAGTTCCACTCAACTCTATATGTTTCAAGTGAGCTCCTAATGTTTGAACCGAAGCACCCTTTGTTGGAAAGTACTTTATCAATAACTTACCATTTAGTTCAAATAGTTTTTTATTGACTTCATCTTTATAGTATTTTATATTTGAAGTTGTAATACCACTAAATATAGAGTCATACCTCAACCCAACGTAAGTTTCATTCAACTCCAATGTATAATGAACTACTGTTTTCTTTTCACGAATTACACTAGCACCTAAAGCCTGTAGAGTCCAAGACTTACCGATACCAGCTGGAGCAACTACGACTCCCAATTCACCAGCACCTAAACCACCATCTGTTATATCATTTATAACATCCCACGGTGTCTTAACTGTAATTCTAGCAGAATCTTCCAATCTTAAATCTAATGATGGGATGTAGTCATGACCTAAGTCTCTTGAAGTTCCTGCTTTCATAGCTTCATCTATAATAGTTTTAATACCATCATAGTTTTTATTCTCCAACATATCAACAGATTCTAATATAGCATTTTTCAATGTTTGATTTTTACAGAAATCCAATGTCTCCGATTGTACAAATTCTAAATCTGTAGCTTCTATTTGTTTCCAAACATCTCTTAGTTTTTCAACAACACCAGCTTTCAATACATCATTATCTATCTCATCTGTTTTGAATTTTATAACTTCAAGTGTAGGTTGTTTTTTGTATTCGTAGTAGTAATCTCTTATAACTGTAATCAACCATTTATTAGAATCTGAATCAAACATAGATGGTTGTAATATATCGCTAATGGTTTGTAAGAACTTAATATCACTCATCAACGAAGCTACAATTTTAGTCTGAAACGATGTTCCGAATTGTGTTAATGTATCACCCATGTGTTTTCTCTGCGTAATGATTTAATTGATTAAAGTTAGTTGCTAACCAGCTAATTACATTTGGTAATGCTGTAAATAGTTTATCTTCTAAGAACATTTTCTGAAATTGGAACTTGATTAACCTATTGATTGGTTCATTAGCTTTATCTATTATTTTTGTTTTAGTTGAACCTGAGATATCTACATCCGATAACTGCATTAATTTGTAGTTTAATTCTATGGTATCTTTTGAATCTGGTAAAACATTAACAACTTCATCCATATCAACTATACGATTCTCTTGTAGAAATGGTAATTTCTTCTTGATAGTTTTTAAACCCAATCCCCTTACACCAGGAATATTATCAGACTTGTCACCATCTAAGACTCTGTACCAAATGTAGTTATGTGAATTGATACCATATTCATCCATAACCATTTTTTCATCATACATTTTCTTTTTAGTTGGACTCCATATCTTTATTCTTTCGTCAGCTAATTGTAAGAAATCTTTATCAGTTGACATAACTGTAATCTTGGATTCGGTAAGAACTTGTCTACATAGATAACCAATTGTATCATCAGCTTCAATGTTATCATACGACATAACAGTTATAGGAAGTGTTTCTAAATATTCCACACATCTAGCTAACTGCATCATCATATTTTGTTTCTCATCTGCTTGTGATGCAAAATCATATGCACGATTTACTCTGTATTTAGTTTTACGATTTTGTTTGTATTCTGGAAACAACTTGCGACGGCGATTAGAACCACCCTTACCATCAAATACTATAATGGTACGGGTAGGTCTAATCATATTTATAGTGTAACCAATACTTCTTAGAAAACCAACTATTCCACCAACGTGAATTCCATCATCATTGGTAGTTGGTATAACACTAAACACTCTGATAAAAGTATTTAGGCCATCTATTATAAGAACTTTGTCATTAGGTTCACCACCGTCTATTGAACCACCATTTTTCTTTATCTCTTCAAATATAGATAAATATTTCGCATTACTCACTCAGTTCCTCTTCTACTGTAACATCATCAATTCCAAAGTTTTTTTCGTATTTTAATATGACTTTATCACAGATGAGTTGATAACAATAAGACTTAAACTCCTTATCTTCAAGAAGAGCAGACCATTCTTTCGATTGAAATTTTACTTCTTCACCATTATGGTCTTTCATCGTATACCAAGCACCACCAACCTTAGCAATTTTGTGGTCTTTAAGAACGTGTAACCAACTACCCACATCATCAATACCACTTTCAAAGTAAAGTTCAAAATCAGCATGTCTCATAGGTGGCCCTAATCGATTCTTGATAACTTGAGCTCTCATCTTCATACCAATAGTGTTCTTTTTGGTATCCTTTATTTGACCAAGATTTTTCAATCTGATTCTAGTTGATGCATGAAATGGTAGAGCTTTACCACCACTTGTAGTCCACGGATCTCCAAACATTACACCAAGTTTTTGACGTAATTGATTTGTGAATACAAGAGCAATTTTCTGTCTACCAATCATTTGAGTAATCTTTCTCATTGCTTTGGAAAGTATGATAGCCTTAGAAGTAGCCCAACCATCTTTGTCAAACTCAGCTTCTAATTCTACCTTAGTTGTAGCAGCAGCTAGTGAATCCACCAAGATAGTTACTAACCTATCCTTATCTGATTCACGAACCTTAGCAACGATTTCTTCTATAGCTGTAAATATATCTTCAACGGTTTCTAAATGTAGATACAACATACTTTCTACATCCACGCCAATTGAACCTAAAAATTCAGTACTAACAGCAGTTTCTGTATCTATGTAAACAGCTACACCACCTTTTTTCTGTGTCTCTGCTAATATATGAGCACCGATTAAAGATTTACCACTACTTTCTAAA